AATCCTACCGTTCTTCATGTTTAAATAAGCAGCAGGCATTTCAGATAAAGAGATGGGCTGTACGTCTGACAGCTCGTTCCATAACAGAAGTTTAGTATTGTCCGTTACTCTTCTCGCTTGAAGGTCAGCAATTAAATCACCCATCTCTCCTTCAAATACATTCTTATACTTGTCTACAAGAGCTTGAGGATTATCTCTTGCAAGTTTAGTGTTCTTTAACCAAGAAGCCTTTAAGAAAGTATCTTTACCAAAGCGATCAATCTGTTTAAAACCAGACCATGTTAAACCAAAGTCAAGTATCTTTGTTGCTCCATCCATGTTAGACATCTCAGCAGAAACTTTATTGACTAAACCAAAGTCTTCAGCCGTTAAACCTTTCTTACCTTTACTTGCTATAGCCTTAGCTGTGTTTGCTATCCCATTAAGATACAGAGAAGAACCTACGTCACCTAGCTGAATTAAAGCAGAATCAAACTGACCTAGGAGGGCCGCATACTGCAAGTCTCTTACAGTTGCAAACACTTTACCCATCGCATTGTTATCGGCATTAAAGCGCGCACGTAGGAGGAATGTTAAATCCCCTTGCTGCGTGTTAGTTAAGTTTCCTTTCTTCATGGATTTTAAAAGAACATTAGCTATTGAACCGTCTAAATCAATACTACCGTCTATGTTTTTAACACCACTGGCTCCAAAGAATTCATGTCTTGCTATCTCTCTTTCTGCTCTGTTAACATAAAGCTGAAAAGCTGTAGTAGTATCATGGTAAAACTCGCGCAGATGTTCCGGTATTGTATTGTACTTTCTACCTGCTTCTAAAGAGCTAGGTTGGCCTTTACCCCCACGTTTAATAACATTGCTTATAATATCAGAAGCTGTTGCTTCGTCAAGCTCAACCCAACTATCAAGACCTTTCTTCTTAGCTGCATCATCAAGAGCTTTCTCAATAGCACTGGCTACTTTAGTGCCTGCTCTTGCTTTTAAACCTTCTATATCTCTAACAACCCTTGGATTATGGTTAGTAATATAAGATATTTTAATACCCGCATCCCTTGCTCTAGCGTACAAAGAATCTAATACTTTACGGCTCTGTTCAAAAGGTTCTTTTAACTCTGGGAAATGTTTATTAATAATGGTTCGTGCTGTTCTAAACGTGCCATCATTTAATGCGTTCTCTAACTTAACGTACTGAGCTTTTAACATAGGGTCTTTAGATTTAGAAGCGGCTAACATTTGTTTTAAATAAGGTGTCGCCTTTTTCATTGTCTCTGCGCTGTTAATGTGTAGCTTCATCTCCATGTTTCTTAACGCACCGCCAACGCTTTCATCAATGTTTCGGACTGCCGTTGTCAAAGGCGCGCCAATCTTATCCCATGTCTTACCTATCGCGCTTGTAGAAGCAACCGGAGATTCTTTAGCTGCCATGATTTTAGCTGCGTTCTCTCTTGAAACATAAGCAGGTTTCTTAGAGGCGTGTTTAAATACATCAATCATCTTTTGTGGAGTCAGACTTAAATCTTTTTGGGCAAGTAACATAGCTTGTGGATTAGTCACAGGCTTACCAGTAGAGAGGGTAGTGTTCATTAAATGAAAGGCTGTTTTCTCTTCTAGTTTCTGTACTATTTTATTAGCACTCACGGTTGCGCTTGGGATCACCTGATTGCCTTTCATCCCTGAAGAAGCGTGAGTATTCTGAACTAAGTTGATTAGTTTTTTACCGCCAATCTCAGCCGCTTTAGCAGGGGCTTTTACACCTCCTTTATAAAGAAGACCTGCTGTCCTTATAGGAGCCGTAGCCGCTGCAAAAGCTGTCCCATAAATAGTTGCCTCTGCTAACTTATCGACATCTAACTCTTGTTTTAAAAGCTGATTAGTGCCTTCATCACTAAGCGCATAAAGACCGCCTGCTGCAAGAGTAGGCACTATGCCTGCAACACTTAAAGCAAGAGCAGGTACTAAAGCAGGATCGAGGACGGCTGTAACCCCTCTACCTATTAAGGCCATCTCTTGATCTTCACCTGCAACATCAAGCACAGCAGCAGTCATTTGATTTGCTTCTCTTGCTCTTGTTACATTGTCTTCCTGCATGTACTTTAGACGCTCTTCAAAAGGAAGTTGTAAGACTTCTTTACCATAAACTTCTTCGGCAGTCTTCCACTCGTCTGTAAAAGTTTCAGGATTGTATACCCACTCACCAGTAGGCATAACAGCGTCAAGATATAAGCCAGCTTTTCTTGCTACGTTAAGACCTAAGTCTTTCTGATAGCCGAACTCGTCTAACCTAGTGATTGAACCTACACCTTCTACGCTTTTAGTTTCAGCACCTTCACCAAGACCTAAGTATCTAAAGAAATCCCCTACTGCTTTAGCTGATTGAACTTGTGCAGAGGGTTGAGCATACCACGGCTTACCTTCAGGGCTAACTAAATCACGTTCTTCCTGTAGGCGTTCTTCAGATAAAGGTGAAGAGTAGTCAGAAATACCTCTAGCTTTTCTTTGCTCTGGAGTTTCAACAGCTTCAGTAGCTTGAATACCAAAAACCATGTTCATTGTTTCTGTTATTTCATCTTGAGAAGTACCATCTTCAAACTTAAATGTTTGTCCATCAACAGTTACTTTAAGCATTAATTTTACTCCCGCTCTACCTGAATTGTTTTACCGTTTGCTAGTGTAACAGTGTATGTACCTGCTTTCAGTTGTTGTTCAGGGCCTTTAGCTATTGCTGAATCAACTTTGCTTCTGTTAAGAAGCGTGTCATTAAAATCAAAGTCGAACATGTCTGGGTCTTTCTCTACATTCTTTGTAAAGATTTCTTTAATAGCTTTTGTTTCTGCTTTTAACTGATCCATGTTCTGATCTTTTCTATATTGTTCAGCCCTTACAGCAACAGCCATGCCGATTTCATACTGAGTTACTTCATCTAAACGCGTCCAAGCATCATTAGCATCTGTTAAAAAACCCTCAATAGGTTTGTTTTTACCATCTGTAGCACCTAGTTCTCCTGCGGTTGATAGTCTTAACATAATGTTTTTAACTTGTGTTGGAGATACCTTAATACCCTCAAGTTTCTTGTCCGCTACTTTAGAGCTATTATCTAAATCTATAGACATAATACCTTCTTCTGTTTCGTAACCAAAGGTTCTCTGAACATTACCGCCTCCCTGATCAATCGTATACTGGCCTGCCATCACTATACCATCAGATGTTTGATAAGGTGCTAAGTTTGTTACCTTTATTTCCGGATTCTCAGTTCTTTTAAGAGTGTTTATTACAGAGGTTAACTGAGCGGCAGAGGTGTTGTCAAAAGAACCGTTTTGTGCAGCCTTATAGCCTGCGCTGTCTTTAGAAATACCTGCAACTGACATAGCGTTTAACAGACCTACTCTATCCCCCTCCACTGTTGCTTGATCTGCTGCTGCTTTACTCTCTGCGGCTCTCTTGTCGCGATCTAACTGTAAAACTAAACTTTGACCTACAGAAGTAGACATGGTTCTATCTAAAATTTGTTGAGCTTCTGATGTTCTTCCTAACTCAATTAAACGATTAGATACAGCAGTTCTTGTCTTACCTTCAAGTTCTAACTCACGGATACCCGCAGCAGTCTTAGCTGCACCAGTCAAATCACCAGTAGCCTGTTGTATACCTGCTAGTTTACGTAGGTCTTCGGGCTTGCTTAAGTCTAAGCTGGCCATAGCTATCTGTAACTGTTCACCAGCAGTCATAGAGTTTCCACCCATTAGTCCACGGGATGCTCTGCCAAGTCCTTCTGCGCGTTGTGCGCCAAAGGCTAGTCGTTGTTGTTCAGAGTCGCCAGCAGTTACTGGATCAATACCACCACTTGAAACTCCTGTTAAGAGTCCTGCTATATCTTGTCTAGCCATTGTCTTATCTCCTAGTTATACGTAAGGGTTGTAATCGGTAGTATCAATAGGTGTGTTTAAACTATCTATGTAGCTTTGTGGCGCGGGATTATAACCGTCACCTTGACCATTAACGTACACACCTCCCCCGTCTACCCTAGTCACCGGATTAAGACCAAGAAGCTCCTTACCCCACTCAATCGCACCACCTAATAACCCTGTATTGCCTTCTAGCTTAGGCCCGTCAGGATTAAGTATTCTATTCATCAACTGCTCTTGCAGTGTAGGTTGAGATCCCATCACGGAACTCATTAGACCTTGCTGCTGCTGTAGTTGCAGACGGTTAGCTAAGTCAGCTCCTTGCATATAAGACTCAATACCACGTCCACCTAACTGTGACTGTAGTTCAGCGCCTGTAAGCTGTCCTTTTTGCTGTAGTCCAGTAGGAATCTGACTAGCTTCTAGTAATGATAACGCTTGCTGCTGTGGGTTATAACCATACTGCTGCATCATACCGCCTAAGTTAGCCGCCTGTGCTTGCTCTGCTTGTGACTGTGTTCTAGCTGCAAGGTTAGCACCTAACATAGACTCTTGACGAGCCTTCTCGTAAGCCATTTGTTCTGGAGTACCACCGTACATAGCTGTCTGAACACCTCCACGACCACTAGAGAACAAACCTTCTTGCATCTGTAGACGCTGACGTTCTTCTTCGGGTCGCTGTACGGCCCTCATTTGCTCGTACAAGGCTGCTTGTGCTTGTGCAGGGTCTTGCCCTACCTGACCAAACAAATTACCTGCTGCGCCCATTGCTTGATTCTGCATGGCTTGTTGTTCAATACTGAGCTGTGTAGTGAAACCACCTTGAGCGTCAGTACCTACACGAGCAAGGTTGCTTGTTACAGTGTAAGGTTTAAACTGAGCAGCTTGAGCAGCCTGCTGTCCTAAATTCTGTGACATTTCTAAACCAGTCACACCTGTTTGATAAGCACCTTCAACACCTTGCTGTCCTAAGTAATACTCACCAGCACCACGCATTGCGTCACCAAAGTTATTACTCAGTAAACCGCCTAAAGCCAAACCGCCACCGACAACACCCATGTTCCCGCTTGAGGGAGCAGAGCCAGCAGGAGGAGCTACAGGATTAAACACAGTAGAATTTATAGGAGACTGTGTAGGTAAAGGTGTAGCAAAACCTTGTTGCATACGTGGCTGCGTCATGCTCAATTGTCTACCTCTACCTGCATCAACTCTTGGCCCAGCGGTTCCTAAAGGATATTCCCCATAACCAGTACCACCCAGAGTCCCTATGGAACCTCCGCCCATTAAAGAATTACCCATGTTAAAGTTCTGAGCAGCTCGTGTTTTCTCTTGATCAGATAAATCAGAACCTGACTGAGAAAAGTAACCGTAAGGATTACCTCCTCCTTCTTTTATTTGGTTCTCAAGTTGCCTAGTAGCTTCATGATACTCTGCACCGGGGTCCATAAAGAACCTCATACCGACCCGCGTATTAAGATCATTATACAGATTGTTTAAATTCTGATCTTCTACATACTGAGTTTGTGGAATATCCATTAAGCTAGGCATCAGTAAGACCCTCCAGTAATTGTGTCAACCGTGAGTGTGCCTGTTACGTTTACTGTGGCGGCTGTGACAGTACCTGTAAGCGTAGGGTTGTTAGAGTTTGCTTTAGTAGCACTGGCTACAGCAATGTTATTAAACTCAACGTCTATCTCAGTTCCTTTAACGATCTTGTTAGGGTCACCAGAAGTAAGCGCGTCTTTCGCAGCAAAGTTAGTTGTTTTTGTGTAGTTGGACATTAGATAAGTCTCCCTAATAGAGCGTGTATGTCAATTTTTTGAACAGAGAAAGGTGTATTGTTTATTTCAGCTTCAATACCAATAGTTACTACTTCGCCACTACCGCTAGTATTGACCTTGGGAGTGTTTATTGTTCCGCTTGCTACGTACTCAGCTATGTTATACTCAGCAACACCATACTCTGCTGATGTAGCTGAAGCACCGAAGACTATAGCTTGTTTAGTAAAGTTGCTGGTGTAGTCGTAGCCCCAGTTAAGTGTAGCGTTTGTGTTCTGACCACCAATGATAGTCAGGTTAAACTTCTTTAAAAACTTTAAGTTAGCAGCGTTGCCGAAGTCTAAAACATTGCTAAAGTAACGAAGCTGGTATTGCTCAGTACCATCGAGGTAAGTATCGTACTCTACAATGCCTTTGCTGTGTCCCATCAAAAGATGATCGTTAGCAAAGATACTAAAAGCAACAGGCTCTATACTCGACCATGTAGTAGCGCGGTATGCTCCGTTCTCTAAAGGCTGTCTTAGATCAAAGCAATACACAACTTTACTTACAGGGAAAGTTAACAAATAGAAAGCATCTATGGGACTGTAGATAGACTTAATCTCTTCACGAGTACCGTTGATGTGTGCTTCAGCAGCCAGTGTCTGTAACAAGTCAGTCCGTACATTCTTGCTTATGTCATTTAACGGTAAAGACTTTTCCTGTATAACTCTACCTAAGGACATGACACCACGACTAGACAAGAAGAACAGATCACTACCTGTAGACTGTACAGAGTCTCTAGCAACACAGCCAACACCTTCAATGGTGTCGCTGAGGGCTAAGCTAGTAGAAGGACTCTCGCCACCTGAGTAGATGATAATGCTCTTCTTACCGAAGATAATCAGGAAGCCGTTATGCTCTGCAAGAGACACAACTTCGTCAAAACCTGTAGGCCAGACAGTTGTTAAATCTAAAGAACCTGAAGAACCGCCATGCCAGTCATCGCCAGCAAGTAAAGAACTCCAGTATACTGTGTACTTGTTGTCTGTTAAATCAGCAGTCCAGACCCTACCAAAAGCAGCTAAGACTTCGTTACCTTGAGGAGCTGAGTTACCGCCTGTGGAAGTTAAACCAACAAGCGTAGAGGAACCAGCAACGCTTTCTAAAGGTTGGTGTCCTTTCTGGTAAAAGTAAACATCGTTGTTAAATGACATTACTTTCCAGTTGTTGTCCGTGATAGTGTAACCAACAGGTAGAGTTACTTCAGTAAGTGTAGTAGTCCCTGTAAATATCTTGTTGTTACCGCAGCTAAATACAGTTGTTACACCTACTCTGCTAATAAACTCAAAGACAACTTCAATGCCACGGCTAGTGCCTAAGACTGCTGCACCATTAGTTGTTACTTCTTTGTAGCCCTTACGTGCGCCAATACGACCTAGCTTGTCAATGACACAGTTGTCAGCAACAGAAGCGTAGGAAGGGTTTAAACCAATAGGAGACTCTTCGGTGTTTAACCCAAAAAATCCCGGCGAAGCTACTGTAATATTCTGTAGTGGTTGTGCCATTTAGGAGTACCAGATAGTTTCTTCAGGATGTTGTGAAGCATCAATAGCAATAGCATCAGCAAGTGTTCTGTCGGCTAGACTAAACAACTCTGCTGCGCTTGTGCCACCAGTTTCTCCACGCTCTCTAGCGCCTAATGCTGTAGCTAGTTGTACCACAGCAGAGGAAGGTATCTGCATGTTGTCAGTGTCTGCTGTAAAGTCTGATGTACGCAGCACCACGTTAAAGCGTACTTGATAAGCCTTGTCAGGTTTAGGATAGAGATCTATACCGTTGTCACCTGCGGCATTGACACCGTTAAAGCTGTAGAACTGCGGTGCGCCTATAGGTGGCTCGTCTATCAAGAATGCTTGATCCATCCAACGTGAGGTTTTATACTGCATAAAAAAGTTAGATGTGTCGTTAATAACATCAAGTATTTTCATACGGTTCTGTGAGTCCGTTAGCACATAGTTAAACGTGTCAGCAGTAGTAGAGACGGTGAGCGTAGTACGTAACGCTGTCCAATCGTAAGAGTCTTCTACGGTACGTTTAGCGTCATTGACATACTCCCCTATTAATTTAGAGTAGCTGTTCTGAGCTACAGTCGTTACTTCGTCTTCCCGAAGTCTGCGTAGAACGCTGTTGACTAGCTGTAAGTATGTCATTAGAAAGGATACCTTTGTAGTAATGTTTGATCTTGAAACGGATCGCTAAAGCCTAAGTCTACGTATTCTGTAGGCTCTAAGTCTACGCCAATCTCTGTTTGGAATTGAAACAACTCGTCTTTAAACAAGCTATCTGTGGTACGTGTAGACGAAGGAGCAGAGTAGTTAAGCTGTGTAGTACCAAAAGCTGGGTTAAAATTAGGAATGTTTAAGTCGAAGCTAGGTAAGTCTATGTCTGGCCCGTTTATGTCGGGTAGTGCCTGCCTAACTGCTGTGTCTAAAGCTGAGAAAGCGTCCCCCGCTACTTGTCCTACATCTTCTATGGCATCGCCAACAGGTTTTGTAAACGGTTGTATTTTTTTGTCAAACTCAGCCAAACCTTGTCTAACTGTTGTATCAGAGTCTGACAGGAAACCACCAACTGGCTGTGTAAATTCGTCTTCAACGAAAGCACCTACTTCTTTTAGAGCATCTGTAATACGACTACTGTCAATACTATTAATATCAGGAACAGCATCTTTAACAAACTGACCAAGAGCTGTACCTACTTCCCCTATTGGTCTAACAATGTCTCTAATAACATCTTCAAGACCACCTAAAGGTATATCAAGAGTTCCGCCTTCTGTAATGTACTTACCTAGACCAGAAACTAATGCATCGTCTAAATCCTTACCTTGTACTACTTCAGTAACTGCTTTTGTTACACCAGCAGTAAAATCATCATACTGTATTCCTGCTTTTGCAAGAGCAGCTTTATCTAAGCCTATCTTATCTAAACCGCCTTTCACTAACTGACCACCAACTAAAGACACGGCAGCCCCTTCTACATCACCAGCAGCAGCAGCTCCTAAAGCTCCCATTGTCTGACCATAAGTAGTACCAAACAAGCCAGTTCCTCCAGTCTGTAACGTAGGGCCTGCTTGTCCTAAACCTATTGTATCAGCACCTTCTATTGGTGGTTTAATAGCACCTGTGGCTGTCAAGCCTGTAACAGCAATAGATAACCAATCACTACCGTGCAGTGTGTCGCCAGTCAATCCTTTACCAGCGGCTATGACACCTTCTGACACACCACCAGTCATAGCGGCAGCAGCAGCACGAAGAACAGGACTAGCAAGTAACCCTCTGCCAGCACTTGTAGGATCAAATGTCTCTTTAACTCTGGGGGTGAACTGGTCTAAACGATCTATAGAGCCATCAAACAACCCCTCCGTCTCATACCAATCCATAGGGCCGTTAGGGTCTTGTCCACCCTGCTGTGCAATAGCATCTGGGGCGTACATGCGCCAGCCGTACTTATCTATAAACTGTAGCGTGCCTGCATTTCCTGAAGCATTCCACTGATCAGCGAAAGCGTCTTGATACTCTCTCTCGCCCATCTCGCCGTTATCGAATTCGTTTCTTAGGTAGGCCAGTTGTCCTGTTAGCGGTAGTGCGCTATACTCTTCACCGAACTTTGTAGGGTCTGACTCTGCCAGCGACTTTAGTGGGTCTGTCCAGCTTTGTAGGCTCTCACTTAACTCAGCTTCTCTTGAGGATTTAGCAGCCAATGCTTCTGAGCTGTTTAGGTCGTCAAAGGCAACCATGTCTTCAGGAGCTGTTCCAAGTGGGTTGTAAGCGGTAGTGTCGTTGTAGTAGTTCTCTCTAGCAAATGTGCCTACGTTCAGAGGTTTGCCACCCATGATGCCGTTACCAAGGCCGGACAAGTCCATTCCTTCAAGACGAGCTAACTGTTCTGGAGGTATACTAGCAATAGCTGCTGCGTTATCTGCGTCTCGCTTTGCTGCTGCTGCCGTAAGTTCCTCAGAAGTCATACCCATACTTGCTGGTGAAAACAAGTCTGGTGTGTATCCGTCTGAAGATCGTTGATTACGTTCAGTTTCGCTAAACCAACTGCTATAAGGATCAGAGCCTGCGTCAAAAGGACTAGCCAAAGATGCAAACTGATTCGCTACTTCGGCTTGTTGTTGGTCTAGTGGGTTAGCCATTATCGCTCTCTCTGTACGTTCTTAGTCTTCTCTACTGTACGCATAGCACCTAAGCCTAGCATACCCATCAACACGGGCATCATCTCTGACGTTTCTATAAGTGGTATTGTGATTGGAGAACTGGATAGAGCCAACGCAAAATTAGCCAACGGGATAATAAGGAAGTTACCCGCCATGCCAAG